ACAACAAATTCCTCGGTAATTTTAAAAAATGTAAGGTGATCCGAAGACCACCCTACCTCTATTTTCTAACTACTAACGATTACTGGTTAGCCAGTACGATACCATTCTTCATGGGATCTTCGTTAGTCACACCGTAGAAAGCAGTAATACGATACTGATTTGCTAAAGTGCCAACATTACCTTCATTCGCTATGATCAACTGGATACCAGAATCGGTAACATCTCTCATAACATTCACGCCAGACAGACCTTCAACAGCCAAGTTACCTACTGAGATACAGATAGAATCGTTCTCCCAGAAAGCACTCATAGGCGCAGCAGTAGTGTTAACCCAAGTCAACGCAGTCGCATCAGGTAGAGCAACAGTCACGTTAGCATAGTCAGACTCAGAATCTGTAGGAGATCCAGAAGTAAAACCATCAAGAGCAACAGGAGCTGGAGAGATGTTGACATGAGTCGCATCAATAACACCAACAACAGTAAAAGTACGAAGCTCATTTGTGTTGACCTTATTGATCAATGATGTCTCAAAAACACCAGCGATGGTGAAACGATCACCAGGCACAACCGAAGCAGTCGTATCAACTTCCAAGCTCATGAACCTGTTATCCAAGTTCTCAGTGTTACCCGTTAAAGGATTCACCTGACTCGGTACAGGAATATGACTCTGTGCAGCACCACCAGCAGTTACAACAGCACCAGCAGCAGCAGCAGTGATCTGAGGCATGAAGCTAGTTCTGAAAGTATCAAAGCTTGCAACATCACCAACCAATGAACGCTCGTAAGCACCAAGAGCTTTTTGGCCCAAAGTTTCACGCGCAGCCAAGTTACCAGACACAGTATTATAGTCTGGAATATTTAGCGCCATTGTTTTCAGTGTGGTTTGCGATACGTCCTGGCGAATCAATGCAGACTCGGCAGCAGCAATATCATTATAAGTAGTCAACGCACCCGACTGAGTTACAGTCTGGCCCGATTGATTCTTAATGACATTAACAACGTCACGATTTAAACGCGCACTCATCTGATCAACCGCAGAGTTAATCTTCTTACGAAGCATTCTGGGATCGTTCAGCTCTTTTGCATCAAGAGTGAATGGTACGTTAGGAATTGTGTCGATATCGAATGGAACTGCTAATTCAGTTACCGACTTACCAAGTGAAGCAGTGATATCAAGACCGTCAACGGTACGAGAGATCATTGATACAGGTTTCCATGTACGGAAGTTCGAATTGAACTGCTGTTCACCACCTGATCGTTCTACTTTACAATTTTTAGCAACAATATTGTCACTGTCGAACTTTTCGATGCTTTCTTGCCATGCGACAACAACATCTTTTGGAAATGCATTTGACATGAGATTTCTCCAAGCCTGTTAAGGCTTATAAATATTTAGAGTAATCCAGCTTCCTTACATTGCTTTCTGATTTCTCGAAATCCAGTGTTGTCACCCGTATCTGATGCTTTCTTCAACGCTGCGTTATACTTCTTTAGCAGCCCTGCTTCAGCAGCACTTGGGGTTTTACCACCTTCTTCCAATCCATCTTCTGGAGCTGGAACCGATTGCTTGTTAAAACTGCCAGCATTTGCTGACAATCGACCAATCTCCAATGTTGCTTTAGCAGGATTAGAACGAAGTAAACCTTTAATTCGATCCATCTCTTTTGGGCTATTGCCTAACATGTAAAGTAATTCTGCTGAGTTATCTACATTAGCAACAATGTTGTCAACGTAAGTAGCTCCCAATTCATTTACAGCATTAACCTCTGCCTGCTCATAATCTGATTTGCCTAATTTTTCAGCACTTTGATAATGCTTATCAACTTTACTGTCAAACTCGACTACCCGATTACTATCTGCCTGTGTCGAAATTACATTCTGAGTCGCTTGTGTTGCCGTATCGACAATAAACTTACGATTCGCTTCGTTAAACTCTTCCGTAGTCTCGAAATCATCGGGATCAGGAACATTAACTGCTTGCGGAGAGCCCTGGGACCTTAACTGCTCGTTTTCTTTGTTAAGCCTAATAACCTCATTTGCTAGGTCACCATTCTCACTGTCCAATTCACTGTTAGTCGTTCTCAGTTTTTCTCGTTGTCCGACCAGACGCTTTACAACGTGTGGAGTATTTGAAGTAGACGATTCTTCGTTTGGATTAGGGGTTTCTTCCTCGCCCAAATTAGCGTTTTCAACAGAACTACTCTGCGATGCCTCAGTCATTTGTCTCTCCTAGTAATAGGGAATAATTCTCTCTTTCGAGGTAAGTAAGTGTTTACTATAATTCTGCATGGTATCGAAATTATCAATACTTCGCAACAATCTTATTGTGTCGGATTGTATATTGTGCCTGTGGCCTTTCTATAAGCTTCTTCGATTGGATTGACCAATTTTGCCACATGAGGCTTGATTGCCTGATAAGCCGGGCCAGCAGCAGGATAGGCTCCGAACACTGAATTTATTGCTGTTGCCCAATTATCTTGCTCCACACCAGAGCCAATCTCGCGCATGCCAGCCTGCCTCGCTAGATCACTCGCACCAAATAATCCCATGCCAAGCTCAGTTTGAGCAGCAGCACCTAATGGTTTAGCCATCGAAACAGCCTTGATTGCTGGAGTGAACTGTATAGCCTCGCCAAGATATGGTGTGAAATCAGCACCACTGGCACCTGGGGCATTAAGCAGACCTCTTTCGCCTGTAGGAAGGATAACCTCTGTGATAATCTCACCATCACCGACCTGATGCTCAATAAAGTCACCACCCTGCTCATCGATCACACCGCGCAGCTCTTCGTCATTGCCAAACAATCTGCCGTAAGCAATTTTCAAATCACCTTCAAGAGATCCACTGCCGACACCCGTACCAAGCGCACCGACCTCTGGCAGATTTCTAACATCTTCGGGTAGTGCCGCAAGTCGATCTTCGCCAGTAACGACCTGATAAATATCTTCTGCAATCTCGCTAATCGGAATCCCTGTCTGCTTCTCAATATAATCTGCTGCTTGAGCTGGAGCATTAAGCATTTGGTTAAACAGCGAATCGTCTTCTGCTGCTGCCTGTGGATCTGTTTGCTTCTGCTTGACCTTATCTTTAATAGTCAGATCCGCATACTGAGAAACTGCCTGATTGAACTTAGTCAATCGCTCTTCGGCAGACTTTAACGATTCATTTAACGCTTCACTTTCTGGTGTTGGATCTGGAAACATCTGCTGACCAAATGTCATTGGCTTGGGCTCAGTAGCTGGTCCAGGCACTGGCTCAAAAGATGGCGCGATTACATTTGGCGCAGCGTCTTGGCTATAAGGCAAAAACTTTTCTTCGTCTGTTCTAGATTCCGCAGCACTAACTGCCTCATCAACACTACCGTATGCTGGCAATGTTGCACCCTGAGATATTCTCTCTTTGGCTCGATTGATAGCAATCTCTTGTTGCTGTTGTGTAGGCTGACCATTAGACAGTAGACCATCAACATCAACCTGACCTTGAACTAGTGTCGGAATATTTACCCAACCACCAAGCTCTGGATCATTTACCGTAATAGAAAATTCTGTAGAGGTAGATCCGTTTGGATTTGGTATCTCGCCAAGCTCACCATAACGCGCATCTTTAGCAATTAAATTATTGTCGGATGCACTCGCAGTACCAGCACCACCGACAGCAGTAGCGGCAGCAGCAGCTTTAGCAGGCTTACCGTAAAAAACTGGCTCTGGAATATCAGTATCTTTAAGCGGAACATAATTTAAGTCATGACCATCGACCTCTAATGATTGAACAGGCTGACCAGTAATCGATTGTGCTTCTACTGGAAATTCTTCTGTGTATTGCTTGATGACTCTTTGGTTACCGCTATGATACGAAGCAATATCATCTCTATCAACTTGTGATGGCTTGCCTCTCATGCTGTAACCTTCACTCTCAAGAGATCTTAATGTGGATGCCATTTCTGCTACTTGGCCTGCATCAAGATCATGAATATCATTTGGGCTTTTTGAAAGTTCTTTTTTATGAAGAGCAATTTTCTCCAAGTCTGATGCGATTTGAGATAAACCATCGCTTGGAGAGGAATAAACAAATGGATTACCATGAGTACCTTCACTAAGTGCGCTTTCGCCTAAAGCACTTATTTCATCTACGATTTCTTCAAACCTCTGGATCTCATCATTAGAAAGATCTGCTCCCTCTTTAAAAATATCTGGATCATAATGGTGTTTTCTATCTACTGGAGCCCACTTTTCAATCTCAGCTACTTGGCTAGGTTTTTTAGCAAAAGTTACACCATCAAAGCCTTCCTCCTTTGCCTGCGCCATCACAGAATTCAAAACATTTTTACGCCACTCTTTTGGTAATGCTTTTTTTAATTCTTTTCTATGCCGGGCATCACTCTGGATCTCCTCGATCTGTAAAACTTTCTCTCCATTCGGCCCAACACGCTCAGTAACTCTCGCCCATGCCATGTTGTTTGGCTGACCACTCATGTGACCAGAATGTGCAACACCACCTTCTTCTGTGATGTCACGCAGAATAGTATATTCCTTAGTCTCTAAACTGGCTTTAGCAAAATCATCAGCAGCCTTATCACTTCCGATACCAATAGGTCTGTGCTTTTCTGTAACATAAGCTCTTGCATCCTCCATTGTTGAAAATGGTTTTTCCATAGCTGTATTCTTAAACGCAATAAACTTTTTAGGTGTAGAGCTTTCATCCAAGTTAAAATAAATCTCACGATAGTTTTCTTTTCCAGTACCGCTTAATGTGTATCCACCAAACTCGCTACCACTAGCAAACCCTTCATCGCTATCAAGGTATCGCGCTCTCTCTTCCAGCCAATGAGTCGATTCTGAATTATTGAAGTATTCGTCTTTGATATGATCATAAAGATCTGTGTCAGCCGTACCAAATTCCTCGTCCGTTACCGAAGGCTTTATACGAAGCGTATTGTTATTTGTTCGCAAATCCTCCCATGCGCCACTGCTTTCAGAGTACAGACCTTTCGATGGCGCTAGTCCTTTTTCTTTTGCAAGCTTATCTAACTGCTTGACAAGATAAGCCCTTGACTCATCGGTAAGAGAACTAACGATGTCATACAAAGACTCAGCACCATCATCCCATTCTCTATCATAAAACGCTCTAAGATCGGCAGAATTACTAGTTACAGAACTTTTACTTTTCGCAAAATCGCTACCAACGATATTAATCTTTGGTCTTTCAGCTTCAACAAACTCACCAAGTTCTTCTTGGGTAATTTTCTTCTGTCCTTCTAATTTTTTCCAATCGATCATGTCGAATTCTTTCGCGGAAATTCCTTTCTGCTTTTTAATTGAGTTAACCATCTGCTCAACAGATCCTTTCTTCATCGGTAAAGATTTAACAGCTTCGGTTAGCATCGATATGAAGATACTAGCATCTGCTTTGTCCGAAAACGCCAAAGTAGCAAGACCACCAATAAAACCAACAAATGGTAGTACTTTAATACTAGCTCCACCTCTCTGTTTTTTGGCGAGATCTAATATATTTTGATTAACCTCAAGCCATTCATCTGTTGCCTGCTGAACCATTCTCTTTAGCTTTTCTGGCTCGGCAGGACTTCCTGACGCAGCAGCAGTATTTATTCTCCGCACCCTGTTAGTAGCCTTTTGAACCTCTGGCTGACGAAAGACATCGAGAAACATGGACTCAAATGGTAATGGGATTTCTATGCCGCCAGTAGTCGTTCCGGGCTTTAAGCTAACAGCACCAGAATAAGTCGAATGAAAAGGATCATCAGAAGGAACTGTATTTACTAAAGACTTAGATCCTTCCTTTAATTCTGACTGCTTAACAATGGTCTCAACTGGCTTTGATGTATCTATAACACCAGTATTAAAAGCAGTGTCACCAATTCCCCATTGCTCTGCACCAGCCTCTGTAAAAGCTTCTTCAATATCCTTCTGTGTTGTTAATCCCTTCGACCTGTACTTTGCTTTATTTGCTGAGTGTATTATTTGCTTACGAAGCCCTGCGTTATTTTTTAGAATATTATAAAGATTAGGATCTTCAAAACCCTTAAAGTCTGCATATGGCTTTTTCTTTTGAACAGTAGCATTGCGAACATCTACTGATAAACTATCAAGAACTTCTTTCGGAATCCTTCCAGATAAAACATTGGCCTGCAACCAAGCATCTAGTGTAAACATTGGATGTCTTAATGCATCCGAACCCATAGCAGTATGAATAAGACGAGGATCTTTGCCGTAAATATCCTTTACAGCCTTCATCCTACCTAGATAGGTTTTCATCGTTGTCAATTCAGATGCCCATAGATATTTCTCAGCCTGTTTTTTTGTCACCTCGCCAAATAAATCTCCCTGTATTTTTTTCCCCTCAACAAACCTGGGCCCACCTTGAGATAAAACTGGAGAAGGAAGATCAACAGAACCAAACCTTGAGACCACCCTGTCTGTAGCACTTACATCACCTTGAACACTCATTAAAGGATTACCTTCCTTTTGCATTTGCTCAAGTGTCATTATGCTTCTGTCGCCAAGAGAGTCGCTGAACTTTGTGCGCCCTTCTTTAACAGATTCAAACATCCTGCCCATATATTCTTTATTGTTTTTTACTTCTTTAAGAAATTTAGTTTTTGCTGCTTGTACATATGAGTCCAACAGACCTCGATCATGCGCCCTCTGAGTAAGTATCTCAGGGTTTATATAACCAAGATGCTCAAGCTCTGGTATCCCGGTAGCCTCATCAATTAGCTCTATGATGCTAGAATTTAGCCTCGTATTTAAATCGCTTTGGTCATCAATAGACTTAGTTATCTGATCGGATATTTCTTTGGCGAACTCTTTAATTTCTGACGTAACAGCACTTAGACTTTCAGACTCATCAATGGTCTCGTCAACAACTTCGCTGGCAGACTTCTTTAGCTCAGACAGCTTCTCAAGAAATGCCTTGCCTCCCTTCTTGAGAGGTTTTTTTACTATGGTACTACCTACCATCGTTCATCAGCTCCATGATGCCTGTCTCAACTAATCGATTTTCAATCTTCTGGGCTTCGGTATCGACTCGTTGAGCCTCAATGTCTGATTTAACTTTCTCAATATCAACAACAGTTTTAGCTGTCTCAGCTTCTTTATCTTTTGCGTTAGCGGCATTAAGCATTGTCTGAGAATTAATATTCTCTATAAGTGCTTGCTTCTCTGGTGCAGGCTGACCAGCTTGCTGTTGTGCTTGCTGAAACTCTTGCTTCTCTTCATCAGTTTCTGGATCTTGATAACCAAGTTGAATCATTTGATTTCGATTGAACTTTTTAATTATCTCAAGACCTGGGCCCTCAACATTCTCAATCATTGCACCATAAACTAATGGGAAGTAAGGCGAAGTACTTTCTGTGTTCTTAATCATCTCACCCAACACATCAACAGTCTCACGTTTACGAGTAGCGAATGATGCACCGACATCGACAGTAGTCTCTAATATCATTTTAGATACATCGTTAATGCGAACAAACCTGTTGTACTTTGGATGCATAACATATTCTTTAAGCAAAACAGATTTATCTGAACCATCAAGATTTGTAATCTTAATAAATCGCTCGTCATCATAAATTTCAGATGCGATGCCTAAATAAATCTCACCGATATTTTTAAAGAACTGAATAACATTGTCTCTAAGAATACCTGTCTGCAAATCAACCTGACCAAGCACTGCATTGATTGCCTTACCACTTGCATTAGGATCAAGTACATCCTGCGGCATGCCACCTGTTGTGCTTTGTATGAAACCTTCCGCAGCTTGCATTACCAAACTTGTATTGGGATCGACTACTGCTGGCTGAACATGCTGTATTGGCCCCAAAGGTAATGGCTGACCTTGATCATCGACAGAATTTAAAAGCGTATAGGCATGCTTACCAAGATGTTGTTCTGCCCATCTCTGCTCATGACCAGCAACCTGTTCTGGTGTGAGTATCGGCATAGACTTGGGAGATGTCGCAGCATTCTCTGCCATGTTAGAAATTGACATATTAAGCAATCGCTGTGCATCCTTCTGCTTTTCGACCAGGCCAAAATAATATTGCTGCCCATCGGTATAAGATCCATAACCAAAACAAGTAGCGATAGGTAATTTAATGCCAGCTATTCTTCTTGGCTTGGATAAGAAACCACCACCATACAAAATAGATTTCTCAACTGTTGTTCGCTCAAGTCTTTTCTCGCCAACTTTTTTATAGCCAGCATCACTCATCGAAACAATTAGTTCTTCATCGAGATCTGATTTGTAAACTGTTTTCTTCTCGCCAGTTTCGCTATACACATAACGATAAGCCATCTCGCGCTTTGTCTTTAGTTCATAGTACTCAGTAACATAAACCAATCTCAAGTCATCAAGATTAAATATGCTTCTGTTCTGCGGAATAAAAAATGATGACATATCCTTATCGGGATAAGCGATATTAAATGCATCTTCAGAATATGTGATAACCAACGCTACCCATCTAGCATCAGACTTATCCATTTTCTTGGCATTCGCATCCCAGACTAAAGTGTTATAGGAATTATGGATAGGCTCAACCTTAATAAGCTGATCCATATTGTCTGGATCAGAAGGCATAACGTAATCAGTGACAAGCTTTACCGCACCGATACCACCTTTGGACATTTCTTGCACTGCATTATCTGTAGCCTGGACACCGTTACATTTTCGGTAGTCTTTTCTAAACAATCCGTTTAATAGTTCGGCATCGTCATCACTAGTACCAATATCGTCAGAGCGATACTTAACAGTAACTCGACCTTCGCGCCATTCGGTATTAAATTTATTTACTGCGAGAGATGTCTTATCGAATTCCATTCGAGGACGATTAGCAAATTGCTGCTTAACCCATCCTTCCCACTGTGCGCCCGGAACATCGACAAAACGCATTGATTCATTTGCCTGATCTCTTTGCTGTTCTTGAAGATTCCATGACTCTGAAACCTTGTCGAGTACTGCACCATACTTTGCGCTATCAGCGTCAGACATTTTATCCAAAATGATTCACCATCGGTACGTCTTTTACGACTACCTGTTTTTTTGGTTTAGGTGACAGCATTGCCATCATCATTGCGTCTGCCATGTTAGGCGATTTGATCTCAAGCTTTACCATCTCTGGCTTACTAAGTATTTGGATGCGACCATTCCCGTTATTCGGTTTCTTAGGAACTTTGCAGACCTCTTTTCTGATTTGTTTAAGCTTGGGTATTTCGGATGATATACTAATCATAGTCTCTGGATCAACATATTCTCCTTTCACAACAGATCGATAAGTGTTAAAGAACCGATCTCGAAGCAGCCAATAATACTGCGCTCGTTTATTTCTGAATGTTTCTTTGTTCGATTTCGAATTGGCTTTAGTGTCATCGTCATGCGGCATGTACAAGGCATCAGGAAAATCAGCAGTCTCTGAGCCTTTAAACATAGGCGCATCGATCTTCTTGCCTTTGAAAGCCTGCTGGACCTGGAGCTTCCCACCAACACCCATTCCATCGCAATCCCAAGTGAATACATCAGCTTGAGTCGCAATTGTTTTCTCTAATGCCCAGGTAAATCCGTCAATAAAATCACCATCTTTTTTGCAATCAATATCCAAGAACACCGAGCCATGCCGCATGGCATAGCCCTTTGCGTCAGCACCTTCGTCTGCTGGATCGTAGCCGACCACCTTCTGGCCTAATGGCTCAAAAGTTCTGCCTGGTAGCAAGTGTGCATCGATAGCGGCATTAAACCAGGACTGCTTGATAATGGCCCCAGAAACTGAATCGTTATAAGCGCCACCCCAGACATTCTCATATTCTTCTGTGTCCATGTTTTCCAAGTCATCGAGCCTTTCCATCTCCAGCTCTGGTGGAAACCAAGGATTATCTTCCCAATTCACCTCAACGATCATCGTCATATCGTCTTCGTAATAGCCTGTTTCCGCTAGTGCTTCTTCTGCTCTGGCCAGATACTTTTTGGCAATGGCATCGTCCTGTGAGCCTCTGTTCATGGTGATCCAGATCTCTGGTGGATCTTCACCAGCCTCATTAGCCGCAGCACTTGACCGAATCGATGGTGTTAATATTTTCAATGAGTTATGAGATACCGACTCGCCTTCCTCAATCCACAGGAAATTGACACCAGCTATCGATTTTAATGAGGTAATGTTTCTGGCAAGACCTTTGTAGAATAGCTCACCACCGCTACTGCTATTGATTTTATTGGCTTGAACATCAAATCCTTCAACACCTAATCGCTCAATCTCCTCTTTTAATGCCTGGTGTACGCTATCGTCAATTGAATTTTGAAACTCTCTTGAACAACAAACCCGACTACCTTTGTCTGCAAACATCAGCATGATGTCACTGACACCGATGGATTTAGCCGATCCGCGAGAGCCAACAGCAATTTTCACCCTTTTAGGTTTCGACAGCAGCCAGGATATTTTCTCGACTATCCTGAGATCTATGTGATTTAGCTCCTGCACACTATTCCTAATGGAGCCTGATGATGCGTCATTTCTCCAGTACCTCTGTTCAATCTTGTGTATTTGCCACCACCATGCAGATGAACAACAATATCCTCAAATCTGAACAACTGATCCCATTTTTTGGTCTTGTGATTAAATCTGAATTTAGACTTCGGCATCAGCTTTTCCTTTGTTAGTGCTGACAGGATGAATATGCCAATCGTTCTTGATTCGCTTGCCACCTGACGTTACATCAGTCTCAATTTTATCCGATAGCTTTAGATCTCTTGCCAGAATAGATGGGTTTAACAAGCCAGCAGAAGCTCCTGTGAGCTTATAATCGTACATTGTTTGCTCGACATACTCACAGACTGTCGAAAAGTCTTCCTTCTCGCAGTATTGTTTCCAGGTAGATCTAACGATGCCCAGGAAAACACATAGCCCTTGAATGCTCATGGTACGCATTTTACTGACATCAACGAAGGTAGGTATTCCTTGAAAGGCTATTACTGTCTGTTCTTGTAAGGGAGTACTCACTATGTGTTCAAAGTACTCTTCACAGGCTTCTCGCAGAACCTCTGGATCTTCCCATTTAGGCTTCCTGCCCATTGTTGGAGCCAGTTTCCAGAATTGATTTCCTTTCGGAGCAGCCATTACTTCTTAGTCTCATATATTTTTTTGTAGCGGTAATAGGCTCTTGGTAGCTGAAACCAGAAAACGATGTGAGCCAGTATGCCGACAGGTTTAATGTAATCGTAGCTGATATTGACGAAATCAGACAATCCACCAGGTTTGGCGAGGATGTTTCGTTTTGGATCTGTCTTGAGAATCTTGACTTGTGGACGCTTTTTATTGCGATTCCGCTTCTTCTGCATGTGAGTCTCCAGGTTAGTGGGTATTAACTTACTCTTTCGAGTAGATGGTGTGCAGTGGCTGACATTATAGCAATTATTTCATAAAAAACACCAAATAAAGTACACATTATATTTAATATGGTGTACACTGTGTTTATACCAACAAAGGAGCAGGACATGAAAACCACTAACGAAAAAGTAGCTTACCTGGAACTAGCCGAGCATAAGTATGTTCACATTACCGATAAGTGCCTGTGGAAAG